TGGATTGACAATCCATTCACGCCAGTAGACCAAGCGGGAACATCTTCTCGGTCGCCTGTGTCTTTTCTGAAAATTGACAATGTTTTGTCTGGCTTTGGTATTTTTGGTTTTGTGGCTTTTACCGCTAGAAAATCGTTAAACTCTTTAGTTCTGTGATGAACCACAGGGTTTGTGGTATCCCAATGCGACCTTTGTTGGAAAATAGGTCGATCGCCACCGAACGCCATAGGCGATGTCATGGCGTATACATTAGCGCGGTATCCCTCTCCACCCTTGGTTGTGAAGTTGGCATTGTCAAATTTTTCAGCTTGGCTTTCATCGATTGTTAGCCTTGGGCGCTCTTGCTCAAAGTATTGAGCCAACTCATCTCGGTTGACCGTTGGATTGTTTGCGAAAGCATTTTGCACACCTGAATACTTGATCTCGTCTGGCTTAACGCCTTTCGCCTTGGCGATCATCGCCAGCATCTGTTGGGGAGTTCCCTTCTCTTGGGGGAGTTGACGCGCAACCTCGGCGGCTCGGCTGTACAGACCATGCTCGTCTAATTGTTTGGTGGGGCGCATGGCGAGCGCATACTTCATCGCGTCTAATGAATCAGCCATGTCGTCCTCCCTGTGATTTGTGCATATTAACCCCAACGGTCAGGGTTTGTCGAATTATCAATGATTACAAAGACCGCAACCGCCGCAATAGTGCCTAGTAGTGCCACTACAAACAACCAGATTAGAATCCACTCAGGCTGCATACGGATTGCCTCGAGCCTTTGCGTTAAAGATTTCAGCGTCCGTAATGTCCTCTTCCGTAATCTCTTCGCGGGGTTGGGCATCGATGCTGATCCATCCAGCGTCACGCAAGTATCTCAGCCCTTGACTAATACAGTCAACAAATTCATCGTGTACCGTCTCGGGGAACGAACATATCTGGCTTACCATGCCCTCAGCCCAGTCTCGCACAAACCCCTTCCGCACCGATGACTCAGGAACCCAGACCCGACCCGCTTTGATGATGTTCGCCACGATCGACAGCCGCTGTATCTTGTCAGCCTTCCCCGGGTTGTACGCAATCACGGGTAGATGCGCCCGCTGTAAGTCCTGAATGAGAGAGATGCCCGCCGACTTATCTTCCACTAAAAGCAAGTCTACTAGCTTACGGCTCTTGCCTTCGCCGTAGACTGTTTCGTACTCGCTGATTACTTTAGGGCGCAGGTCGGGATACTGTAGATGCTCCTGCCAGCAGTCCAGAATCATTACGCTCATGCCGCCGTCCAGAGGTTTGAATACGCCGAGGGTAATGCAGCCAGTGGGGTCGTTAACAGTCTTGTCCGAGGTCGCGCAGTCATACGATTGGATAATGAATTCCAACTTGGGAAATGGTTTGTTTGGAGGCCATAGCCTGAACCATTCGCGGCGAACGATGCCGCCTTCCTCTGGGTCAATGATCTCCGCATGAATCTCTTGCCGACCTAATTTAGTCCCTTCGTACTGAAGGATTTGGTTCTGGAAGGATTGGGCAAGGTTCTTGATGTTCGAGTATGTCGATGCGCGGGTTATAACAACGTCCTTACCCTCGCGGTCAATCAGATCAAGAACAACGTCCTTTGGCTTCGGTGTGGTCGTGCAGATTAGCTTGGTTCGTTTGCCCAAGCGAATGCCGAACTGAATCATGTCCCACGACTCTTGCAAGTATTCCCACGCCGCTAATTCATCGAGCCAACCGCCGTGGAACTGAGGGCCTCGGAACCGCTCAGGCTCGCTCGCAGGAATGCCCTTAATCAGGCTGCCGTTAACCAACTTTAGTTCGTGCAGGGCTTTGTTGTAGTCCGCAATCAACTCAGGCGGGATAACGGATAGCAGGCCAGAGTCGCCTTCGAAACAGGTAGCCTTTACGTCTCCCGATGTTGGGGCTGATACCAGCCAGCGCGTGTTCGGTTCGCGCCATGCCCACTGCCCGATCGTCTCCGCTGCCGCACGGGTCTTTCCCGCGCCGCGTCCCGCAAGCATAAGCCAGATGCTCCACCATTCACCGTGGGGTTCTACCTGATGCTTATGAGCGCTTTCGAGCCACTTCCACTCCCACGCGAATGCCAACTTCTGAGACTCGGGCAACAAGTCCCATAACTGTCGAGTCTGCGGGTCTGAAATAATCTCTGCTGCTGCTGACATATCGCCCTGTTGTAAAAAAACTACTGAACGTTCAGTAATAAATTGATATTATATTAAATTGATATTATTCCTCTTGCTCCTGCTGGCGCTGCATTTTCATGTTTTCTAACAATTTTCCGAAAACTGTGTGATACAAGTCAACAGCCACTGGCTTATCAGGATCGCCGCTGACTTCCACCTTGTCGCCGTACCGCTTGGGATTCCACTTGGCAAGCAACTTCAGCTTGATGTCCGCCTGAACCCTAACCCAAGCAACGTGACCAGCGTCCACGCGACCACGCCCTTTCTCGTCCAAGATCATGGCGGGAGGAGTCTCTACAAGTCTATAAATTTCCTCCGCGATTGCATCTTGACCAATTTCGCGTGCGTGCGCGATGGCTCTATGGAGTTCGGGGTCTTTCGCCATCCACTCGTAAACAGTTTGCCAAGCGGGGAATCCCTCTTGCCTACATATCTGCCGTAATGGGATTCCGTCTGATAGCTGCTCGCACATACGTTTGGCTATCTCTGGGTTGTATATGGACTTTGCTCCATACAATTTGTTTGATCTTTGATCCCGACTCATCTGCTAAGTCTCCTCTGGACGCATACTCTCAGCGTGTTGGGAGTGTATAGGTTTTTTCGGGCAAAAAAAAGGGCAGCCATAGGGAACTGCCCGAGGGGGTATGATTATTATATCACCGACAATCGTTTACTAAAACGTATTCTCTCGCGGCGAGGTTGAACTTTTGCCAAAATTTATTCGCTAAATCTATATCGTCCCCTGTCCATGCGTCACTTACTCTGTCGTTTGGACAAGTCAAAATCACGCGGAGGTTTCCGTCGGGCAATAACTTGCGCGTCACTTTTGCCCAAATGTATCTGCTCGAGCTTTTGTATTTAATCATTTGCGTTTTCATGTTCATCTCCTAAACCCACAACAGCGTGGTGTGTGTAATTTAACAAGCGGTTAAAGACTTGACAAGTCTTTAACCACAGGTAAATTGTTTTGTATTGTTATCTGCGCTCTTCCTCTTGGCTGATTTGGGTAATCCGAGCCTCAGCCCATTTTTTGTAAGATTTGAGTTCGTTTACTTCAACCTTAAGACGAGCCACTTCCGACTTCAAGTAGTTGATCAGGCTATTCGCCCGCTCTAAATGAACCTCAAATTCGCCTCTGTCGTAGCCGTCAGGCGTTTTTTTGGCTTTGGGGGCTGTCTTGATACCCGTGGGCGGCTTTCGCGTCGTGGCGGGGCTTATAGAGACTTTTTTAGTGCGTGCCATTACTCTACTCCTTTGATGCTATGCAACATTGCTAAATGATTCTTATCTGTTACGTAGGGAGAGCCGCCCCGAACAATTGTGACCTCGTTTCGGCTGGACGGTCTAGGCCAACATACAACCGACCCCTTCTCGTCCTCGGCGTATAACGCTGGCAACCCTTCTTCATCGCCTCGAGTTTCGAGCAATTGTCGAATGATGTCGATTCCGACTTGCGGAACCTTCTCGTACCGCCCGCCGCGCCAGACCAGCACGACTAGTTCTGGCTTATTGGTCATGGGGCATCACCGTGCAGACATAGCCTGTGTCACTGATAACCGTTGTGTGCGTCAACGCAATGTCCCGAGCCGTCTGCTTCTGGCTGACCATGTACCCGATTCCAAATGAAAACAAGGCTACAAAAGTCACCACAACCACCGCAATTAAAAAACCGTCAGTCGCGTTTTTTATAGTCTCTGTTGAGACTGTCTTTGTCGAAGGCGCGTTCAATATCGTGTGCATTATCGTCTCCAAATAAAGCTAAAAGAAAAACAATCCCCGCGAAAATTAAGCAAATAAGCGTCAGGGCTTGCGACCAACTGAGGCGCTCTTGCCACCTCATAAAATCCAAAAAATACAATTGAACTTGGCTAAACACTTTTCCCCCTTAATTTGTTTTTTTCATTCAGCGAACCCTCCGAATTTCGACAGTCTTTTTTTCAGGCTTGGGTTCAGTTTGACCCTCTAGTTTACGCAGACCAGCCTCGCGGAACAGCGCCCACTTAGCCTGAATCTCTGGTTGTTCCGATGGCGGTATCCATCCAGCTTTACGCCAACGGACTGTAATGTCCGTTCCGATTGGCGTGTATATAAATTCGATGTCCATACTCAACTCCCAAAAAGGGGCGGTTGCCCGCCCCCATACTAGCCTAGATTTGGTGCTCAATGACCGCATTTGACTCCAGCAGAGGAGCGTGAATGGCGTTTTCGGCAGCGTCTTCAACTTCATTCGAGAGCGCCTTGGCGCGTTGAACTAAATCGTTTTTTAATAAACCAAAAATTTTGCTAACGACAGAAGCTGACAATTTGACCTCTTGCCAGCCGTTTTCGCTGTTCAATTGAACGATGCCAGCAATTTCGTTTGGGTAGTTCTCGTAACTTTTCCGTTTGCGGATCTCAACTTTTACAATTTCCATTATTGTCTCCTTAAATTAAACCACTTTTTAAACCATAAGCACGATCCTCTTGGATTACGCGCTCGCCTTCATCTTCTTCATAGAACTCATCGTCTGAGCCATACAACTCATCTTCAGACAAATAAACACCTTCGTCTTCGTATTGATCTTCCATGATGTTCTCCTTGAAATAGGGCGGCGTACCGCCCCGTTAATTAAGCGGTTACTGAAACTCGAATGGTGGCATTGTGCTTTGCATATTGTGACAAAGTGTCTTGCGTAATGCCTAAATCAGCAATCATTTTTTTATAATCATAGGTTGTCGATTGATACAAGCTCACGTTAACTCCAAACGTATTTCCGCGATGTTTGCCTTCGCCGTAAAAATTGGCGACTTGATCTTTTAACATTTTGGCGCGCTCGGTTAATGCTTTAATCTGAGCATCAACTTCGGCCAAATCATCGATGATGCTTGGGACTTGTGGGGCTAACTTTAATACTGCGTTCATGTTCATCTCCTAAAACCGCACATCGCGGTAGGAGTAGTATCTAACATCCAGTTAAAGATTGCAAGGGTTAAATGCAAATATTTTGTTATGCGTGGTTATCTTTGTCGCAATGCGGCAAAAACACGCCCAATTGTGATATTCAGGGCATCCAATTCGTTCATTTTCCGTAGCGTCCACGCCCGTTTCTGCCCGTGCCATCCCATGAAAGACCCTTGGTGGCAGTCCTTACATAGGGCGACTACGGTGTAATGCTCGTGCTGTTCGATGTGGTGGGCATCTGAAGGCGGTGGAGCGTCGCAGACGGAGCAGGGCAGCTTTTTGACCCGCCCAACCCACTCGCGTTCTTGCGCGTTGTATTTACAGTGCATCTGTTTTTCTACTGTAAACAGTGTGACCCAAGAATGAATATTCTTCAGGCCAGTCGCCGCCATAGTTCTTATAGCTCATCAGCTTGCCCAACTCTTCTGGAGTGAGGTCTATTGCTATACGCCGATTCCTTACTCCTTGCGAATTGTAAAATCGCGCAATCTTTTCAATGTCCTTGATTGTTGTTTTCATAGCGTAATTTTATCCATATTGCGGTTGCTGGCTTCTTGTGATCGCCATACGTCAATTCTCGCCTGAGCAGATACCAAAGCCCATCTCAGTTCTTCCTCTTGCCGTACAGCCGCTTCAAGACCCTTTAAAACCTCGGTATAGGCTGGACTCGAATAAGCCTCCATCTCAGCCGCCACTGCCGATTTAGCCTCGCCATTCGCCAAAGCCTCTTTCATAAGCATGGCTTTTTGGCTTTTGCGAAACTCCTCAAGATAAACCCTGTGGCTTTTCGCTTCGGCGTACTTTTTGCCGTGGGTATACAAAAAATCCACGGCATCATGAATATCACGATCGCTCATAAAACCTCACACTTGTTTTTTTGGTTTATCGTTAAGTGGCTTATTGGGAATCTTGCCAACCCAGTCTGACACCCTTACTTCAGAGGCATTAAAAGCCTTGGTTGTGCCATCTGACCAAACGACTACCAAATAATTGTCGAACAGAGACCAGCATCCGATAATTACATCGTTTGATCCGCTTACCGAATAAACCTCAAATGATGACTCAGCGCAATGGGAAACTCTACGGTTTGTAAAAACTATTTGACCACCAGCGTTGTTTCGAATAGTCGCCACCACATTTAACGGATCGTCAAAAGCATGAACAGAAAACGCAATAAACAATAAACCAAATACTAACTTTTTCATATCACTCTCCTAACTTGATGTTGTACTGCAAAGCCACAAATTGAATAGCGTCCTTATGACCGTCTTCAGCAAATCTTTTCAGAAGTCGCTTTACAACTTCCGCTGGAGCGCTAACTTTAACTGTGACGCTGTATCCAAGATGCTCCAAAAGTTCTTTAATGCTTTTTGTACCCAAGTCATCATCATTGATATTCCAAGCAAAACACTTGTCATCTACATATATTTCCCAACCATCATACATACAATTAATTTGAATATCTTTCATTCTTCAACTCCGAAATGTTTCAGCATTGCTTTATGATCTTGGTCATCGGAATAGGCATAATTGGCACATTCCTTGACAATCAACTCGGCAAACTTTTCAAGTTTGGTAGGAAGACCATTGGGGTTATACATCAACAATCCTGCTTCTTGCCCCAATTCTTTAATTCGTTTGTTCATTCTTCAATTCCGAAATGTTCTCTTATAAATTCGTGTAATTCTAAATTACCTGTAAAATCGTATTGATGACGATGGAAAGATTCTGCCATGTTAGCACACTCCCTAACAATCAACTCGGCGAACTTGACAGGGTCCAACTCACCTGTCACGTAGTCGCCATTGTCTTCTAAAATAATTGCTTGGTCATATAGTTTTAAGATTCGTTCGTTCATGTGTTCTTCTCCTTGAGCTTGGCTTCGATGGCTCGTTGCCATTGCCAGTAAGAGGATGGATAGATGACCAAATATTCTTCGTCAGATGTGCGAACACGCTCTGCCTCAAATTGCTTTTCGAGTTCACGCATCTCCTCATCCGTCAGGTCTTGCCATTCCTTTGAATGAGCGCAAAATGGAGCAATCTTCTCAGCCAAATCCCATGCTTGCCCGTTTGTAAGGTAACCATCTTCACGGAGCAATCGCTGTAGTTTTGCTGTTAGCTCTTGCTCTGGTTGTGCCAGTGCTTCTTTGATGGCGGTGATGGCTTTGTCAATTCCAGCATTGGCTTTATCAGCCCCACAGTTGCACTCGTCACTTTCAGAATCATTGGCGCATCCATCTTCATGCTTAGGACATGAGTACCATGTGTCTTCACAGTAGTGATGCGTCCTGCGGTTACTTTCCAAAGCATCCAGCGCCATGCGTAGGGCTTCGTCTTTAGTCATGTGTTCTTCTCCTTGAGCTTGGCTTCGATGGCTCGATAGACTTCATAGTTGGTTGCAATGGCATCAAAGGTTTTTAGTCGAATTTCTATGATTTCGTCATCCGTCAGCCCAACCCATTTACGCTTTGCAAACGCGGGGTTTGGTGTCATCACCAACGAAGCAGAGGCATCCCATACGGGTTTTTCATCAGTGCACTTGCAAGTTCTGGGATTGCCAATCCACCAGCACTCGCCACAGTCTCCGCAACACATCTTAAACATTGCTCTTCTCCTTCAGTTTGGCTTAGGTTGCTTTTATGAAATAAATAACAATTATTTCCTGC